CAGAGAAGTCTGTGTCAGCTTCGTTATAGAAAGCTTCAGTTCCGCCCTGTGAACCGTATCTAGCTCTCATCGCAAAGATAAGACCTGTTGGACCAGTCATAGGCTGGACACCACAGATGTCATATGCGATTAAGTTAGGTACTGCTCTACGTACTAATGAAATCAAGATAGGGTCATAACCAGCTGTTGGACCAGCTGCTGCGTTACCTGGAGATACAGTTGCAGAGAAACCACCTGTGCCAGCATCGTTAGTCGGTGCTGCTTCTGAAAGAAGTGATGTCATATTTGCAGACAAGTCACCAGTTTCAGCAAGTGCTCTTTCTGTGTTCTCAAGGATAGTAGCGGTTACTGCCTTCTTGTGTGAGTCAGTAATTGGCGAAAAAGATTCGTGCTCTAAGATAGGGCCCCACTTTTCTACCAATGCTTGATAATTACTCATAGTAATTCTCCCTTAGTTAATATTAATAATTTTATTTTTAACCAATTTAATTATTCTTATTTGCTTTTCTTATTGTTGAAAGCTTCAACTAGAGCATTAATAGAAGTGTAATCAGAAGCTGGTTTAGTGACTTCCTGTTCTTCTAGAATAATTTCGTCTTCTTCGACATCCTCTACTTTAGGTGCGGCAACTTTGCCTTCGCTAAAGAAGGATTCCTTGATTACTGAAAGATTTGAAGTATAATCTTCGATGTCTTCCACGTCAAGCTTTTCAGAAAGTACTTTAAAACGCTCTACCTGATTTTCAGATAAGCCGTCTGTCATACTCTCAAATACTTTTTCTGCTTTCATAGCTGAGATAGCAGCTTTAAGCTCAATGTTCTCATTTACGAGACCATTACTACCTTCTTCTAATTCAGCAACTTGTTTCTCTAAACTATCAACGACGTCGAAAGTTTCTTCGTCAATTTCGATGTTGTGCTCATTAAATAAGTCTTTAAGACCACCTAATAGAGATTCTGCCATTTCAACTTTAATTCCAGCTTCAACAGCAATTTTGTTTTCTTCCATCCACTCACCAACAACGTAATCTAGATATTTGTCTACGTTTTCAACAACATCCTTCATGCGATTGTCAATAGCTTCTGATAGTTCAGTTTCTAATGTGCTTTCTAGTTCTTCTTTCAAAGACTCAGTCTTTGTTGCAACTTCTTCGTTAACAGCTGCTTCGAATACTAGCTTAATGTTCTGTTTAAATTCATCTGAAAGTTCAGTACCTTCAAAGATAGATTCGATTGAAGAGCTAACCTCTACAACTTCTTCTACTACTTCTTCTGTTTCAGTAGTTTCTACTTCTTCAGCTGTTGGTACTTTCTCGCCGGCCTTTTCTTGACCAGGAGTCTTTACATCTGACTTCTTGACTTCGACTTCGCCTTTCTTAGACTTCTTCTCAGCGTTGTCACCACCTTCTGGAGTTACAGGTTGTGGTACTTCTGAGTAACCGTCATCAGCAACGAATTTTTTCTTGTCGTCTGCCATAATTTTCTCCTTTTAATACTTGTTTAAATACAAATTAAATCTGACTGCAAATTATTTATTAATTTATTTATTTCTTAAAGAACTCATGAATGTACGAAACATTCTAGCTGCAGTTTCTTCGTCAATAGTTTTTACTACGCGTGTAATTTTCTGTTCGACTTCTTCTACAATCTCTTCAATAACTTCAGCTACTTCCTGAGGCCTCCAAGATGAAGATGCGATATCGTAATAATACTCTCTGTTCTCCATAATGCCATTTACAAATGCATTTGGAGCTGATGGGTCGGTTACAATATCTACTGTTGCCAAATGAAAGTCTTTTTGAACTTCCATTACACCATCTTTCAATTGTTTAACCGAACCTAACCCTCTTGTTGAAACGCCAATTTTAACACCTTCATCAAGTAGAGATTTTACAATCTCACCCATAGGTGTTGATAATACTTTTGCTTTACCGTAAAAGTCATTACCTTCACGTCTCATTGATGTAATTAAGTGTGAAACTCTGTCACCATTAATTGTTGGACCGTCTGGATGTCCCAGTTCTCCAAGAGCACGCTTAGGCTTAATAAATTCAGCTTCGTAACGCTTCATCTCTTTTTCAAGAGTTTCGCTTGGATATGTTCGTCCATTTCTATTTTTAATGTCACCTTGCATGAAGATACCTTCGATAAAGTGGGACTTAGTTCCGTCCTCTTTAGCCTCGGTAATTATTTCAAGGTTTTCATTTAGTTCTGTAATAAGTTTCATATTATCACCTTAATTAAATATCTTTAATCTATTTATTAACTTATGGTACACCATTAGCGTTTTTGTTGTCGTAGAAGTTTTTGTTTAACTCTCCACGCTCAATTGTTTCCCCAGTTTTTCTTACTTTAACATAAGTGTACTGAGCGTTTCCGCCCGGTGGAGTAAATGTTCTAACTCCTGCACTGGTGGTTCCATTAGCATCACTATAAGTATCTGATGCTGTTGCGGCATTGTCGTATTGCCAAATACCGTTTGAACCAGGGACGCTAACCCATGCCATAATTAAATTCCCGCTTTAGTAGCGAATTTTAGGATTTCATCGAATCCTTTTTTGTCTGTGTGTAACTGGTCTTCCATCTCTTTCTTATTCTTTGGATTTAATCCATTGAGCATTGCATTTAGATGTTCACTATCTGCGTGGTCAAGTTTAACAACTTCACCGCTCTTAAGTTTAAGACTGCCAGGTTTAAAATTTGCTTCGTTTACCTCTTCTGACATCTCATATCCAACTTCCTTAGCAAGGTTTGGATGGATATCAGCTGCGTCGTCTTTGTCTCCGTCATAATGGTATACTGCAAATTTCCAAACATCCTTAGCATCACCACTTACGAAAGCCATGTCATCACCATGCATTGAGATTTTTACATTAAATCTCTTTTCGTGAGATGCTTTCATTTTGTCATCGCCGATGTAATCAACGTCGATTTTAGCTTCGCTTAATAAGAATGCTTCTGTAATTGTTTTTGTATCTTCGATACCTTCATACATGCTATTCATAATGTTGTCAACTTCAGTTTCGTCTGGGACTGTAACGTCATCATCGTCGTCAACACCTAAATCGTCGTCTTGTTCAATATCTTTCTTAACAACTTCTGAACCTTTAGCATATGCATATAAAGATTTCATTTGACCGAATGTCTGTGCTAATTTATTTTGCCACCATTCTTCTGGGTCCATATCTTCAGCACCGAGATATTCCATAATCTCTTCAGATGCATAACAGATAAAATGTAATTGCTTCATCATCATAGATACTTCTTCTTGGGGACTCTCAAGAAGGTCTTCTGTATCAGATACTTTTTCAATTAGTCCTTTAAAAGTTAATTTTGTTTCGTCAATATTACGTGGCATTTTAAATGGTTTAGCTTTAGCTGCAACACCGCCATCATATTTCTTTTCATCATCACCGGCTTTAGTATCAGCAGGTCGCTCTTTTTTCGTTACGCCTTTAATTTCACCAGTATGAACATAATCAGGAGCAACGGGGTGCTTGATTAATTCAATCTTATGCTGGTCTTTAAAAGCTTTCTCTTCTGGCGACTTCGGTTGTGCCACTTCAGAGAGGAGGTCTTTAAAGTTTTTCATATTTAGTCCCTATTTAATTTATTACTAATATTTATAATCTATTTAAAATGGATTGTCATCTTCTGCTTCGTCAGGTTCAGCTTCTTTTTCTTTTGCAATCTGTTCCTGCATTTCTTGGAAATCTTCTTCACTTAATTGTAGAATATTTCTGATAACCCATTCTTTTGAATAATATTTTCCAATTTGGTCTTCGATATCTCTAAGTGTACTCATACGCTCACGCAATATCTCAGACTGTTTTAATTCGTCATAATAATTATCTCGTGCAAATTCATATCGGATATCATTACGTATTTGGTCAAATTCTTCAGGTGTTAAAATACCTTTGAGTACCAATTGCTTCTCCAATATAATATTAAATATCCATGAGAAACGAGTACGAATCCTTCTAATAAATTTGCCAAACTTTAGTTCATCACGAGTAATCTCAGACGTTCTACCAAAGGTTGCCATGGCTTCTGGTTCTAAACGAGTTAAAGGTACTTTCAACGCCTTATATAATTTACGTTGAAAATACTCTAAGTTTTCGTTACCACTCAATCCTGGTGCATTACCTCCTGCGAGGGTATCAACTTCCGTTGACCTTTCACCACCACGACGAGGGAACCAAAAGTCCTCAGTCATTGTTAACATTTTACGAGAATCGGTAATTTCACCTGTTCCCGAGTTATACTGTAACTTGTTTTTATGGCGAGCCATCATATCACGAAGATATTGCTCTGCCTTATTCTTAGGCAAGTTACCGACATCAATATAAAAAATTCTTCTTTCTGGAGCTCTTGTTAATGTATAGATAACAACAGCATCCTCCAACATACGAAGTTGATTTAACGACTTCATTGCTGGGTGTAAATGAGATAATACTAAACTATTACTCTCATTCATCAATCCTGAAGTAACTCGAGCAATCGAGTCCTTCGCAATTTTTATACCTGAAGTACTACTCGCAGGCGAACTTACTCCACCTGTGCTCGTATTCTGAAACCCAGTTTCGGAATACATATAGTATTCATTCTTAACTCTCTTGGTTGGTACACCAGAGTGTTTGTCTTTTTGTTTCTTATCTACCTCGCGAATTAACTTTAATTTACGAGGGTCAACATATCTTAATTCTATTACACCCTTCTTAATATCTTCAGGGTCAATAATGATATGGTAATTTAATCTTCCATCTACATAGAATTTGTTAAACATATCATATGCATTATTCGTAAAGTCAAATAACGCAAGAACATTATCAAATTCTTTAACAATCGTTTTCTTTACTTTATCCGGTAAATCTGTTTCGCCTAACGCGATTTCAACAACTCTATCGTTCGTATCAACACTAATTGCTTCATTAACAATGTCATCAATTGCCTGAGAAATCTCAGGCTGCATTGCCATGTGACGATATTTTGTAATAAGTTCAGATTCGGTCTTAGCCGAACCTTCCATATCCAATATCGTATTATAAAAACCACCGAGCGCGTTACCAACCGTAATCGCGCCATCATCATTTGAGGGCTCAGCGAAACTTACAGGAATCGTAGTTTCTTCCTCGGCCCTCTTTATATCAAAGCCAAAAATTTTCAAAATATCACCTATTTAAATTATGTAGTAGGAATACCAGTATTACCTTCGACCTTCCAGAAGTCGTACTCAAACGTTACCTGGAAGTCTTGAATACTGTCATTGGTATCCCAGCCTACATCAATCGCTGCAACCGTTGTTGGGTACATACCTTCAAATACGTATGATCTCAACGGGTCACCTGATTTACTATATTGAGTAATCAGTGCGTTTGATTTGTAGTCTTGCGGTAAAGCACGTGTATTGCTATCATGTGAATTGATTGCATTCATCCATGCTTCCATTGCATTCCTAATCAAGAAATCCTCATCATTAATTATTGTTACTGTCCATTCGGCAAATGTCTTATCACCAGCATACTT